GTTATCCAGATAAGAATAATCATCACATAGATGCAATTAGATACGCTCTCGAGGAAGTGTGGAGAAGGAGGGGGCAATAGAATGTTTCAAAGATTAAAGGACTTAATAAGGCAGGTGATAGATAGAATGTTTAAACGCAGCACATTGGAAAAAGAAACTCAAGTCAATATTGCCTTAACCGATAAAATGTCAGATGCTATCAATCTATGGACACAGATGTATGAGGATAGGGCTCCTTGGTTATGCCCTACGGTAAAAAGTATGAATTTAGCGGCAACGTTAGCTTCTGAATATGCCAGATTAACTACCTTAGAACTAGAGTCCAATGTAGAGGGCAATAAGTATCTTGATGAACAATATCAAACCGTTATAGATAATATTCGTATATACACAGAGTATGCATGCGCCAAGGGCGGATTAGTATTCAAGCCTTATGTTAATGGACAGAATATTGAAGTAGACCTTACACAAGCGGATAGTTTCTTCCCTACATCCTTTAATAGTCGCGGAGAAGTTACAGGGGCTATATTTGTAGATACAAAGACCATAGGGGACAACCTTTACACAAGATTAGAATATCACAACCTAACACCTGATGGATACTACATATCTAATAGGGCTTATGTGACAAAGAATATTGAAAACAATGAATCGCTTGGAAAGGAAATTCCCTTAACAGATGTAAGTGATTGGGAAGATTTAGAGCCGGAAGTAATTATTCAGAATGTAGATAAGCCTTTATTTGCATATTTTAAGATGCCTATTGCTAACACAATAGATGCTTCTTCACCTATGGGTGTATCAATCTATTCTAGGGCAATTAACGACATTAAAGAGGCTGATAAACAATACTCAAGGTTATTATGGGAGTTTGAGGGTTCAGAGTTGGCGGTTAATGCTAGTATAGATTGTTTTAAAATAGACGACCAAGGAAATGCAATTTTACCAGAAGGTAAGGAAAGGCTATACAGAGCATTACAGTATGAAGCGGCAGTAACTAAGAAAGATTTTGAAACATTCTCCCCTGCCATAAGGGATGAATCATTGCTAAATGGTCTTAATAGCTTACTTAGACAAATAGAGTTCAAAAGCGGATTAGCTTATGGAACATTAAGCGACCTACAGCAAGTAGATAAAACTGCGGAGGAAATTAAGACAAGCAAACAACGTTCATATCAATCTATTACAGATACACAAAAAGCATTACAAAAGGCTTTAGAACATCTAGTGTATTGCATGTCAATTATCGGTCAGTTATCCGGACTTCCTACTGGTGGCAAATATGAGGTCGGATTTAAATGGGACGATAGTATACTGGTAGATGCAGAAAAAGAACGCATCCAAGACAGAGCAGATGTTTCCATGGGAGTGATGTCGTTAGCCGAATACCGGGCTAAATGGTATGGCGAAACATTGGAACAGGCAAAAACAAAGATACCGGAACAAGCGGATACGATTGAATAAGGAGGGATAAGACATGAACGAATTTAAGTATGAGTTAACGCAGGAGCAAAAGGATGCTGTAAAAAAGTTTGTTAAGCGATTGGTAAATACAATTGATGAATTATGGAACCTCATAAAGAAGGCGTTGAATGATATTGCACATAATTTTAACACTTATATCCGTGGTCTCAATCCAAAGAAGCGGTATAAATTTTTAAAGGCCATCGGTATTAAGAATTATCTTCCGTTCTTTCATAGAGATGGAGTTATTCACTGCCGGAACAACTGTTAAAAAGCGATAAAGGAGGAATGATATGCTCAAGATTCCCAAAATGTCCAATGGAAAACCTTTTAAAATAAATTCACCGTATTTGCATGGTAGTCGCAGTGAGCCAGAGATAGTTATGCCGTTAGGAACTATAAACGAAGCAGTAAAGCAAGCTCTAAATGAAAGCGCAAAACATGAAACACAGATAACGTTTAAACTAAACGGAGAACAAATATACAAGAAAACTGGCGGTGATTAAATGCTTACGCCTTCCGAGTTAGAAAAGATACCTAAAGAATTTGAAAAACTCCTCACATATGCCGAAATGAGAATTATGGAAGATATCATCCGTAGAATTAAAATAAATGGAGAGATTACAAGAGCGGCCGACTGGCAGATATACCGAATGATTCAATTAGGGGAATCAAGAAAAACCATTGACGAAATCTTAAAGAGAACTTTAGATCTATCTAACAAAGAGTTGGATAATTTATATGATAGAATAATCGAAGAAGGTTATTCCAGGGATGAAAATCTTTATAAAGCTACAGGAAAAGAGTTTATTAAGTACAAGGACAATCAACCATTGCAAAGCTTAGTAAGCGCCGTTAAGGAGCAGACCAAGGGAGATATAAAAAATATCACCCAATCGTTAGGATTTGCTACTAAGAAGAATGGCAAGATAGAGTTTTCTCCTATTGCAGATACATATCAGCGAATATTAGACAACGCAACTACAGATATTACTACAGGAGTATTTGATTATAATACCGTTATTAAAAGAACTATAAAGGAATTAACTGATAGCGGACTGCGAACAGTTGATTATGCTACCGGATGGAGTAACCGGGTTGAAGTAGCCGCAAGAAGGGCTGTTATGACTGGAGTGTCACAAGTAACCAGCTATATAAACGAAACAAATGCAAAAGAACTTGAGACAGACTATTTTGAGGTATCTTGGCATGCTACAGCAAGACCTACACATCAAGTATGGCAGGGTAGGGTATATAGCCGTAAAGAGTTAGAAGCCACATGCGGTCTTGGTGAAGTCGATGGGTTATGCGGTGCAAATTGCTATCATTCCTATTATCCATTTATTCCTGGTGTTTCAAAAAGAACTTATACAGACGAACAGTTGGACAAAATGAATGCAAAAGAGAATGAACCTAAAGAGTATAAAGGAAAAGTGTATACATCCTACGAGGCAACCCAAAGACAAAGAAAGCTCGAATCACTCATGAGAAAGCAACGGCAAGAGATTAAGTTGTTAGAAAAAGGCGGAGCAGATGAAAACGATATTATAAATGCTAAATCAAGGTATAGGTCTACCATGGCTCAATATGCTGATTTCTCTAAGCAAATGGGTTTACCGCAAGAAATGCAAAGAGTATATGCCGATAATTTAGGTAATGCCGGTGGTAAAGGAAGACTTGCTACGGGATTGAAAAATGCAGCCGGTCATAGTATAATTGAAGTAAAGAGAACAACTTTAACTGGTGAACCTAATTCAATCACTCAAAAAGTAGGCGCGAAGGGTAGAATCGAAAGAAATTATTATGATGAAAAAGGTATGCAATACAAGCAAATCAGTAATAGCAATCATGGAAATGCTAAACAGCATCCATATGGAGAACATGGCGAACATGCACATGATTATAAATATGACGGTGACGGAAAAGTGATACGTCCTATGCGAGAGTTATCAGATGAAGAGAGGAAGGAGAATAGTGATATCTTATGAGCATAAAAGAATTAAAAGAAATCATATTGAGTAGCTTTTCTCATGTATTATTCACGTATAATGGTAAGGATTGTGGAATAGATCCTTTTAGCATTGATGATATTGATGTATGGTGCGGCGATAATATGGTAAAGGTTAATAGTATTGATGAGATTTCGACAGTCCCAATTTTTGATGGAAAGCCGCTCAATGAAGTAATAGCAGAAATAACAGATATAGATTATTAATACCACCAACTATTAAAATGGTTAGGTGGTATTTTTATACCTAAAATTAAGCATCCGAAAGGGTGTTTTTTATATGTCCGAAATGACGTTTAAACTAATCTTGTCTTGCAGGCAGACGTTTAAACACTGTATCGAAGTGGAGGCACCACGATTAAAAACAGCTCGATGGAAAGGAGAATCATGGAATTTTTAAAAGCAATTTTAGGGGATAAGTACCCGGAATTTGAATCTGCTATTAACGCATATAACATATTACCGGAAAACAAGGATAAGCAGGTTAAAATAGCAGACTTGGGTGGAGGTGGATATGTAAGTGTAGAAAAATACAACAAGGTAGTAGCAGAGCGTGACAACAATAAAACCTTACTTGATACAGCTAATCAAGCGTTAGAGCAGTTTAAGGATATTGATGTGTCACAGTTGCAGGGAGAGATTACAAAGCTTAAAGGTGATTTATCTGCCAAGGAAACCGAGTTTAATACTAAGTTGGCAGAAATCGAATACTCCGGAGCAATACAGAAGTATTTCGAAGCTTTTAAATTCACGTCCGAACTAGCCAAAAAAGCGGCAATGGAAGAATTTAAGAG